AAAACGGGTGATTGTGAACATCGCACCCCGCCACGGCAAGTCAGAACTCATTTCTTACCTCGCTCCGGCCTGGTTTTTGGGTAAATTCCCCAATAAAAAGATCATTATGGCCTCGCATACGGCCAGTTTGTCCGAAACTTTCGGTCGTCGGGTGCGAAATCTTGTTGCATCAGACGTATACAAGGATATTTTCCCCCAGATTGAGCTGCAACAGGACTCAAAATCGGCCTCTAGATGGGGTACGAACTTCGGTGGCGAGTACTTTGCAGCCGGTGTCGGGGGTGCATTGGCCGGTCGAGGCGCGGATTTATTCATTATTGATGACCCACACTCTGAACAAGAGGCAAAAACAGGCCGTCCAGAGGTATTTTTACCCGCTTGGGAGTGGTTTCAGTCCGGTCCTTTGCAGCGTTTGATGCCGGGTGGGGCGATTATCGTGGTCATGACACGATGGTCAAAGCTGGATCTGACCGGGCAGATGTTGGCTCAGATGTCCCGCGAGGCAGGTGTAGATCAGTGGGAAGTCGTGAATTTTCCCGCTATCAAGGACGATGGCGAGCCGTTATGGCCTGAATTCTGGTCGTTAGAAGAGCTTTTGGCTAAGAAAGCCGCACTAGACCCGCGATACTGGCAAGCCCAGTATATGCAAGACCCCACCGCCGAGGAAGGCGCTTTGATCAAGCGTGAGTGGTGGAAAATTTGGGAAAAAGACAGCCCCCCGGATTGTGAGTTCACAATCATGAGTTTGGATGCTGCACAAGAAACCAACAACCGAGCCGACTACAACGCGCTAACCACGTGGGGCGTGTTCTTCAACGAAGAAACGAACAACTACAACATCATCCTACTCAACTCTATCAAGAAACGGATGGAGTTTCCAGACTTAAAAAAGCTGGTGAGTGAAGAATACAAAGAGTGGGAACCCGACGCGTTTATGGTTGAGAAAAAATCTAACGGAGCTGCTCTTTACCAAGAGCTGCGGCGGATGGGTATACCAATCGGGGAGTTCACCCCCGGCAAAGGCCAAGACAAGATCAGTCGCGTAAATGCTGTTACCGATTTGTTCTCGGCTGGGATAGTATGGGCACCTGACCGCAGATGGGCCAAGGAAGTTATGGAAGAGTGCAATGACTTCCCCAGTGGCGCAAACGATGACTTGGTGGACTCTACAACGCTAGCTCTGATGCGGTTCCGTCAAGGCGGGTTTATTCGACTACCGACTGATGAGCCGGATGAACCTCGTTTTTACCGCCGCCGACGCGGTGCGTATTACTAACTAGGAAGTGGTCATGGCAACGAACATGATTGACAAGAGTGTGTATCAGGCTCCCACGGGTATGGCCGCTGAAGGCGGTGAGCTTGCGATCGAGATCGTAAACCCGGAGATGGTCACGCTTGATGATGGCAGCGTTGAGATTACGATCGTTCCGGAGGATGAAAGTGCAGACCCAGATCGTTTCGATGCTAACTTGGCTGAGAACTTGGATGAGCGGGTGTTATCTGCCCTTTCTTCTGAGCTTATCGGGCTTGTTGAAGCTGACATGAATTCACGCAAGGACTGGACCGATACATATGTGAAAGGTCTGGAAGTCCTTGGCTTTAAGTATGAAGAGCGCACCGATCCGTGGGAGGACGCGTGTGGGGTGTATTCCACGCTCCTGTCTGAGGCTGCGATCCGCTTCCAAGCGGAGACGATGAGCGAGACATTCCCCGCCGCAGGTCCAGTCAAGACCAAGATTATCGGACGTACTGATAAGAAGAAAGAAGCCGCTGCCGAGCGCGTGCGTGCGGATATGAACTACCAGCTTACCGAGCGCATGATCGAGTACCGCCCGGAGCATGAGCGGATGCTCTTTAGTCTGAGCTTGGCAGGATCAGCGTTTAAGAAAGTCTACTACGATCCCCGGATCGGTCGTCAGACAGCTATTTATGTTCCGGCTGAAGAAGTCATCGTGCCGTACGGGGCTTCACACATCGAGACGGCAGAGCGGGTTACGCACATCATGCGTAAGACCGAGAACGAGATGCAGTTTTTGCAGTCGAGCAACTTCTATCGGGATATTGAGCTAGGCGCGCCCGTATCGTTCTTTACTGACATTGAGAAGCGCAAGGCTGAGGAAACCGGCTTTACGCTAACGTCAGACGACCGATATATGCTCTATGAGATCCACGCCAATCTGCGGATCGATGGGTTGGATGGCGACGATGAACTCGCTAAACCATACGTTGTCACGATTGAGAAGGGGACTGGGACTGTGCTGGCTATCCGGCGCAACTGGAACCCAGATGATGTACTACAACTGAAACGACAGTTCTTTGTTCACTATGGCTATCTTCCCGCATTCGGTTTCTACAACCTTGGCCTCATTCACATCGTCGGCGGATACGCTCGGGCCGGTACTTCTATCATTCGCCAGCTCGTTGACGCTGGCACTCTTTCAAATCTTCCAGGCGGTCTTAAGACTCGTGGACTGAGGATCAAGGGCGACGAGACGCCGATCGCACCGGGCGAGTTCCGAGATGTAGACGTACCAAGCGGCACCATCCGTGACAACGTGATGAACCTGCCGTACAAAGAGCCGAGTCAAGTACTGGCGGGGCTACTGGAGAAGATTACACAAGAGGGCCGCAGGCTCGCTGCGATCAGTGATATGAACATCTCTGATATGTCAGCACAAGCGCCGGTGGGTACGACGCTCGCTATTCTGGAGCGGACGTTAAAGCCGATGGCAGCGGTTCAGGCGCGGGTCCACTTCGCTATGAAGCAGGAGTTCAAGCTCCTGAAAGAGATCATCGCTGAGTATGCAGATGAGCCGTACGACTACATCCCCGAGGGTGTTGATCGTCGCGCACGTAGCGAGGACTACGCTCTTGTAGAAGTTATCCCAGTCAGCGATCCCAACAGCACGACGATGGCGCAACGTGTGGTGCAGTATCAAGCCGCACTGATGATGTCCAAGGACGCGCCGCAGATCTACGATCTGAAATATCTACATCGTCAGATGTTGGATGTGTTGGGGATCAAGAATGCTGACAAGATCATCCCGATCCCAGAAGACATGACTCCGCGTGATCCGATCAGCGAGAACATGGGTGCGCTCACGGGCAAGCCGCTGAAGGCGTTTATCTATCAGGATCATGAGGCACATATCGCGGTCCACATGAGCTTCATGCAAGACCCGATGATCATGCAGACGATCGGTCAGAACCCGCAAGCCCAACAGATCATGGGCGCACTGCAAGCACATGTTGCAGAACATCTAGGGTTTAACTACCGCAAGCAGATCGAAGAACGGCTTGGCGCGCAGCTTACCGCTCCGGACGTTGAGTTGCCAGAGAATATCGAGGTTGAGTTGTCCCGTCTGGTGGCCGAGGCCGCGAAGCAGCTTACGCAGAAGCACATCCAGCAGGCCCAGCAGCAACAGGCTCAGCAGCAGATGCAAGATCCGCTCTTCCAGATCGAGCAGCAGAAACTCCAGACACAGCAGATGGAGGTTCAGCGGAAGTCAGAAAAAGATAAGACCGACACGCAGCTCGCTCAAGCCAAGCTGGAGCTGGAGGCCCGCAAGCTGTTGATCGATGCGCAGAAAGCAAAAGCAGATATGACGAATCGTGCGCGTGAGAGCGCCGCGACTCAAAAGTTAAAACAGGCTGAGATGACAAACCGTCAACGCGACGCGCAAGTCACTCGCCGTATGAAGATCATGGACATGATCGCGGCACGGGCGCAGCCCGCAGAGAAACCAGCGGCGAAGCCCGCAGCGAAGTCCACACCGAAGAAAAAGAAGGAATAAACCGTGGCAAAGACCGTCTTTGACGTGCTGAAAGAAAAAATCACCGCGCATCGTGACGCGGTTGCTGGCTCGCTTGTATCCGGTGCTAGTAAAGACTACGCCGAGTACCGAGAACTGTGCGGCTTGATTCGAGGTCTAGAGACCGCACTGCGTGAAGTATATGACCTTGCGCGGCATCAACAAGAGAATGATGATGACTGAAATCTCAAACGAAGAGCTTGATCGGCAACTGCCGAGACCGGTTGGCTATAAGCTATTAATTGCTTTGCCGAAGGTTGAGGAAACCTATGAGTCCGGCTTAGTTAAAGCAGAAAAGACGATGTACTACGAGCAGGTGTTATCTGTCGTGGGGGTTGTCTTGGATATGGGCGAGCAGGCTTATAAAGATCCAGAGCGTTACCCCACCGGTCCGTGGTGCAAGGTCGGGGATTATGTAATGTTCCGGTCCAATAGTGGTACCCGCTTCAAGGTTGACGGAGTGGAGTATCGGCTTATGAATGACGACGGTATCGATGCTGTTGTCGAAGATCCGCGTGGCATCACGCGTGCATGAGGTGAACTATGCCATTCGAAAAAGTTGAATTTAAGTTTCCGGATGAGATCGCTAAAGAGCAGAAAACAGACGACATCGAGATCAAGCCGTCTGACGTTTTGCTTGATGTAGATCCCAAGCCGGGACCCAAGGCTAAGGCTGAACCAAAAGCGGAACCCCCGCCCAAGCAAGCTGAAGCTGATTTTGAGATCGAGGTGGTGGATGACACGCCGCCACAAGATCGCAACCGTAAACCCTCACCTCCGCCTGATGAAGTATCAGACGATGAGCTTGCTGATTATTCCGACAAGGTAAAGAAGCGGATTCAGCACTTCTCCAAGGGCTATCACGATCAACGCCGGGCCGCAGAAGCTGCGATGCGAGAGAAAGAAGAAGCTCTCAAATACGCACAGAAGTTGATTGATGAGAATAACGAACTTAAAGAAAAAGTTCAGAAGAACCAAGAAACGGCAATCCAGCAGGCTAAAGTTCGTTATGCGGCAGAATTAGCTCGCGCTAAAAAAGAGTTTCAGGCGGCGTTTGATGCCGGTGAATCTGAAAAGCTAGCAACGGCACAAGAGAAAATCGCGCAAGCGACCGTTAAACTGGATAAGATCGCTAACTTCAAACCAGCCCCTTTACAAAAAACTAAAACTGCGGTACAACTTGTATCAGAACCCGAATCACAACCCGCTCCAGCAGTCGCTGTTGATCCTAAAGCCGAGGCTTGGCAAAAATCCAATTCTTGGTTCGGATCAGACGACGAGATGACCAGCCTTGCGCTGGGGCTGCACCAAAAGTTGGTCCGCGAGGGCGTAGACACTCGCAGCGATGAATACTACGACCGGATTAACCGGCGTATGCGCGAACTCTTTCCGGACAGGTTTGAGGACGTTGAAGATAGTGCAGTAAACGAACCACCTCCGGCTCCTAAGCCGCGCCAGATGAGTCCCGTGGCTCCCGCGAGCCGCAGCGTTGCACCCAAGAAAATCACGCTGACAAGTACGCAGGTAGCTCTGGCGAAGAAGCTAGGAGTCCCGCTGGAAGAGTACGCCAAACAGGTTGCTATTGAGATGAGGAAACAAAATGGCTGAGAACCGCGCTAATCGTGAACAAGAAACCCGCGACAAATTCATTCGTCGCGCCCGCTGGCAACGTGCTGAAGGTCTGCCCGTTCCAAACATGGAACCGGGTTGGTCTTATCGCTGGGTTCGCTTGAGTATGCTTGGGCAGCTAGACGCAGCCAATGTCTCATCCAAGTTACGTGAAGGCTGGGAGCCTGTACGAGCGTCCGATCACCCCGAGATTTTCACCCTACCCGACAGTAATGATCGGTTTAAGGACAATATCGTGATTGGTGGCCTGATGCTGTGCAAGACGCCCAACGAGTTTGTTAAAGACCGTAATCTGCATTTCAAGGGGATCGCTGATTCTCAGATGCAAGCGGTTGATAACAGCCTGATGCGCGAGAATGACCCACGTATGCCGCTCTTCAACGAGCGCAAGAGTAAGGTTGTTTTCGGCAAGGGTGAATAACCTTTTAATTTCTGGAGCTAACAATGGCTTACCCCACGGTATCAAAGCCGTACGGCTTCAAGCCCATCAATCTAATTGGTGGGCAACCGTACGCTGGTAGCACCCGCATGTTCAAGATCGCAAGCGGTTATGCTAGCAATATTTTTTATGGCGACCCGGTCAAGATTCTTCGTGACCCGGATAGTGGTCTCCCCATCGACGGTACTATCGTTGTACAGAATCTGTCGGCGGCAAATCTTGGCGACTATTATCACGCTTCTCAGCCGTACACCATCGGCGTTTTCATGGGTTGCACGTTCACGAATCCGTACACCAAGCAGAAGACCTTCTCGCAGTATTACCCTGCGAACACGGTTGCTGACGACATCCAAGCTTATGTGGTGGATGACCCCGATGCACTGTTCAAGGTCGTGTACGTAAACAACGTACCCAACTACTACGACGACGTGTATTCGGCTGGTGGTGTTGTGCCGGGTGCTGTCGGTATGAATTACGTTGGCCGTAACCTGCTGGTTGCAGTGAACCCTGGTAACACGAATACTGGCGATAGCCTGTATGGTGTGGCTGACTTCGTAAATCCGCTGTATATCCTCCAACAGCCGCTTATGCCGGTTCGTGTAGTGGACGTGGTGCCTGAGACCGCTACCGCTGCTGGGTTTGTTGAGCTGATTGTTAAGTGGAACATGCCGGGATATCAAAGCACAGGTGAAGCCGGTATGTACTGGGGCGGTGGTCATGAGTATTACTGGCCCGGTTCCACTGGCTACGCTATCCTCTAAGGAGTTCTAAAAAATGGCTATTTCACGCGCACAACTACTGAAAGAACTCCTCCCAGGACTTAACGCCCTGTTTGGTTTGGAGTATAAGAAGTACGGCGAAGAGCACAAAGAAATCTTCGCAACCGAGACCTCTGAGCGTTCGTTCGAAGAGGAAACCAAGCTGTCGGGATTCTCCGCAGCCCCCGTCAAAAACGAGGGTTCGGCGATCCAGTACGACAACGCGCAAGAAGCATGGACCGCTCGGTACAACCACGAGACGATCGCTATGGGCTTCTCCCTCACCGAAGAGGCGATGGAAGATAACCTGTACGATACTCTCTCGTCGCGTTATACCAAGGCCCTTGCTCGCGCAATGGCGTACACGAAGCAGGTTAAAGCTGCTGCCATCCTGAATAACGGCTTTGATCCCGCTGTTGTTTATGGTGACGGTCAGTCCCTCTTCTCGCCCAACCATCCGCTGATTTCTGGTGGTGTTAACAGCAACGTACCCGCTGTTGCCACTGACCTGAATGAAACCGCTCTGGAAGATGCTGTTATCCAGATCGCCGGGTGGACGGACGAGCGTGGTCTGCTTATCGCTGCCAAGCCCCGCAAGCTGATCATCCCGCCGTCGCTTCAGTTCGTTGCAACTCGTATTCTGGAAACCGAACTTCGTGTCGGTACGACGGATAACGACATCAACGCCCTGAAGAACAACGGGTCGATCCCCGAGGGCTACACGATCAACCACTTCCTGACTGATACGAACGCGTGGTTCCTGACCACCGACGTGCCCAACGGTCTGAAGCACTTCGTACGTACCCCGATGCAGACGGGTATGGACGCTGACTTCGACACCGGCAATGCTCGGTACAAGGCCCGTGAGCGTTATTCGTTCGGCGTGTCTGATCCTCTGGGCATCTACGGCTCGGAAGGCGCTGCACCGACTCCTCCGGAGGCGTAAAGGGAAGGGGGCTTCGGCCCCCTTTCTTTTTTATAGACCCCGTGCTATAAACGCTTATCCGGGGTATTCAAACCTAGCACACCAGACGACCCGGCGACGACATGCAGACTGGTGTGTGACTCGCATGTGAGGTTTCAATATGGGTA